TTGCGCAACAAATTGCTAAATGGAAAGATGGCGCTTTTCAGGATTATGGTGAGATTAAAAGAGATAAAGGTCCAATAAAATATTTCATGAAAGATAGTATTCTGTATTATAATTTTGGAAATCCGACTTCTTATCCATTTAACTTAGCTTCTTATTATGATCAATCGGAAATTATTAAACCACTAGATAATCATAATATAAAACAACAAAAATCTATAACGTACATTTCTCCTGATAAATATAAAATTGTAGATGTAATGGAAGATATTTACACTAATAATAGTGATAATGCTGAAAATATTAAAACAAAAACCGAATTAGTTTGTGAGCGATTTAAACAATAAAAAATTACATATTTGTTGACTATCAAAGCAATTTAATTGTATATTCTTTGATGAGGTGTCGAAACCTTATCAAGAAGCGGATTAATCGCCCCGTTAGCGTGATTTTTTTATGCTCAAAATCTATGCCGAGAGGGCGAGGAATAAAATACCTTAGGGGAATAACTCCAGCCGACTTCTTGCGGTTTTCGAACCTCTTGGCACCCAACAAACAAAAATAAAACAAGTTGGGAGTTTAATTCGAAAATAACAAGAGGATATAGCATGTCAAATCAAATTCAATTAGTTCAATTTCACAATCAACAAATATCAATTCTTAATTATAATAATAAGCCTTATGTTGCTATCAAGTCAATATGCGAAAACATAGGTTTGGATTGGGAAGCTCAAAGGCAAAGAATTAAAAGAAATGAAATACTTAATTCAACTGCCTTTATGATAAAGGTAGTTGCAAAAGACGGTAAAAATAGAGATGTTTTATGTTTACCTCTTGGTTACCTCAACGGTTGGCTTGCAGGTATAGAATTAAGCAGGGTTAATCCAGAAATAAAACCTATTTTAAAACAATATCAGCTTGAATGTTTCGATGTACTTTATAATCACTTTATGCCAAAAGTTGCGCAACAGTTTCCTAATACAATTTCTCCCGAACAACAACAGCAAATCCAACAAGCAGTCAACGAGCGAGTTTACCGAACAGGTGAAAAACATCAGGCTGTTTATTCAAAGTTTCATCAACAATTTAAAATTCCACGTTATCAGGATTTGCCTGCTAGTAAGTTCAACGAAGCTATAGAGTGGCTTGGCGGTGTAAGCATGAGAAACTTTAAATCGATTAACATTGATAATCTAAAGCGTCAGTACAACTACTTAGCAACAATACAAGAATATTATTATAAGGTATTCGACTTATATAATGATTCACTTGCTGATTTTCTAAATAAAAATAGCCCAGCTTTGCACTATAACCTTTCATCTGCATTAAATAAAATTCAAGTGAATATTGGTTTATCGCTTAATTTTATTCGCAGTGAAATAGATATCGGCTCAAAATCAAAAATAATAAACTTTGCTGCTGATATTGATTATCTAAATTAAATCTAAGTACAGCAAAAACTAGTCAGGAAAGGCATTGATTTTATTTAATTTATTTTTAATGCCAAATATACGAACAAACCACCTTCGGGTGGTTTTTTAATATCTGGAGAAAACTATGGCAGAAGAAATCACATCACTAAAGCTTAAGATTGATGTGCAAAGCGTCGATGAAGCGAATAAAAAACTAGATGATTTTAGCAAAAAGGCGGAGGGTGCGGCGTCTGCTACTGATGAGTTCGAAAACTCACAACAAATTATCAAAAGCTCATTATCTCGAACAGCTAAAGAGGTTGACGAAGTTCATCGACGTATTGCCGAATATCGTAAAAGCCTTACAGCAAATACAAACTCAGCGAAAAAATTTGCTGAATCTAGCGATAGATTATACGTTGGTTTTCGAAATCAAATTGACAGTTTAAAAGATGTTAATACTGCCTCAAAAGAGCTTGCAAGAGTTAGAAAAATGCTTGCAAAAACTTATAAAGACGGTCAAATAGATATCCACAATTATAGCCAATTACTCTCAGATATCGCAATCAAGCAAAAAGAAGTAACGACTGCTGAAAACATTGCAACCAAGGCGAAAATTGATTTTTTAAATAAATTAAAATCGCAGGTCGCAACTCAGAATCTATCAAAAGAGCAATTATTGCGATATCAAGCTGCACAACTTGGAGTTAGCTCATCTGCTGATGTTTATATTCGAAAACTAACGCAAGCAACGAAAGAAACCCAAAAATTAGGCACAGCATCTTTAGCTACTAAGCACCAGTTAGCTACAATGACGACACAGATGATGCGAGGGAATTTCACAGGTCTACAAACTTCTATCATGAAAAATGGCATAGGCAATACTTTTAGCACGCTGTTAACCTCGTTGAATCCCGTTAACATCGGTATTTCTGCCATGGTCGAATTGCTCGGTAGCATGATACCGAAGCTTTTTGAAACTGAAAGCGCTACTGATAAATTAGCGGCAGCTCAAGATCGTTTAAATAGAGTATTGAATACAGATAAGAATACTGGTTTTACTTTTTTGTCTGACGATATGATGCAGTTACTTAAGAAAAATAGGCCGTTAGTTGAAGGGTTGTTAAAATCAAGCGAAAGAGATGTAAAAAAAACTATTTCAGGAATTAAGGCTCAGCTTCAAGACGGATTTAAAGATGCTGAAGTAGGGTGGAAAGAAACACTTAAGAGGCTCGGGCGTAGCGGCACTTCGGATTTAGATGCAGTTCTTGATTCTATTCAACGGCTCACCAAAGGCGGACAGGATTTAAGTGCAGCGCTTAAAAATGTTAATGATGAAGCTTTGGAATCGGCATCTGGCATTAGAAGTAAAGTTTCTAGTTATGCAGAATATTTCGATATAACAGAAGAGCAAGCTCAAGATTTGCTTGTTGATTTATCTAACATTAAAGCTGAGACCGATTCAATTAAAGCATCAGAAAAGATTAATGACTTAATTAATAAACTTGGAAATTTATATAAAACCTCAGACAATGGTAATGACAAATTTCAAGGCCTAATTAATGGATTAATTGAAATTGCAAATAAAGCGAGCGACGCCTCATTAAAGTTACAGCTTTTAAAAGCAATAAGCGGGAATGCAGACAAAGCAACAGACCCGAAAAAAAGCCCGTTTTATCGATATCGCCTAATGTCAATGAATCGAGAACAGCGCATAAAAGCTGAAATTGCGGAGATGGAAGCAGACGCAAAAAGATCTAATGAAATAAATCCCGGTTCAGTGACAGAAAAGGATATAGCAGACGCGGCAGCGGCAATTAGAGCGAGAAATGCCGAAAAAACGAGCTCAGCAACTAATCTTTTACGCACATCACAACAGCAAGAAATCAGCTTAAAAAGTCAGCTTCAAGCACTGCGAGAGCAAAGTTTAACAGTTAACACGATTACTTCAGAGCGCAAAAAGTACTTTGATTTACAAGCCCAGATTCAAACGCTAGAAAGTACTGGCAATAAATCAAGAATGTCAGCGCATGAAAAGTATGTACTTGCACATAAAGATGCTTTACTTGCTCAGTTTGCTAAAAATGCAGCTATTAGTGAAGAAATTACACAATACGAAACAGCAACCAAAGCACTTCGTAAAATGCAAGAGTACACAACAAACTTATCTGCAAAATCTAAAGCTAGCCAAGCTACGTTCGGTATGACGTCAAAAAATGCGAATCGCTACAATGAAATGTCAGAGCTTGACGCTCAGCGTGATATAGCGCTTAAAGGTACTAGTAATCCTACAGAAATAACAAAAATCACCGAGGAATACAATAAAGCTAAACAAGCGTTACAACAAAGTTGGCAACAGGAAGACATCAATCAAACTGATTGGTTTGCAGGGCTAAAAGTGGGTATTAATGAGTTTTCAGATGCTTCACGGAACATGTTTGATGCATTTCGTGATTTAGGACAACAAACCATGAGTTCTGTTAGCCACTCATTAACTGAATTTGTTACGACTGGGAAAATGAGCTTTAAAAGCCTTGCCAAATCAATTCTCACAAATATTATTGAGATTATCAATAAGTTACTAGTTGCTCAAACAATACAATCAGCCATGGGGTGGTTTGGAATGGCTAGCGCTGGTGCTGGTGCAGCAACGGGAGGGTTACAGCAAGCTTATAACGGTGGATTGATTCGAGGTTACGCAACTGGTGGGGATGTTAGATACAGCATTAACTCGTGCGGTTTTACAGGGCGGGGTAATAAGTATGAGCCTGCAGGTATTGTTCATAAAGGCGAATTCGTATTCACTAAAGAAGCGACAAAACGCCTTGGTGTTGGCAATCTTTACGCGCTGATGAACGACGCTCAAAGAGGATACGCAAATGGAGGCGCAGTTAATCTTGGTCATGCTTCACCAATTGCTTTTACTCGTAAATCTAATAAATCATCAAGCGCTATAAATGTTAATACTAATGTGACATTAAACATGGAATCTAATAGTGAATCAGGGGCGGCTAACTCAAGCATTGATGCAAATTCTATTGAAAGTCAAGCTGCTGCAATAATTGATCGGCGCGTAAATGAAACGATAAAAAAACTTGTTTCACCGGGCGGTGATTTATATAACCTGATGCGCGCAAGATAGGTATTAGGAGGAGGAAATGACAATAGACGTTTTTAAATGGAAAACAATGGGCAATCCGAAACATACAGATTCATCAAACATTAACGAAGCTGGATTTGGTGACGGATATGTCCAGTTATCCAGTAATGGTATTAATAATACAAGTGAGACTTGGGACTTAACTTTTACAGGATGCATCAATGAAATAAAAGAAGTTCGTGATTTTTTAAACTCGCACATCATAAAGTCGTTTAAGTGGAAAAATTTGTACGGTGAAGAAAAATTGTATCGAGTTGTGAATAAATCTATCGAATCCGAATTTGTTGGCGGCAGAGTTGTTTCATTATCATTCAAATTTATTCAAGCTTATTCACCTTGATTAAAAATCGGTCAGGAAACATATTGATTTTATTTAAGTTTTTTTCTGGCGTTTTTTGAGGGCAATTCTATAACCCTTTTTTTAATCGCTTTTTTAATCCATTGAAAAATATAGATTAATTTAAGAGCTAGAAAAAAGGGTTATTTTCAAAAAAATGGTTAAAATTTAGTTAAAACAAAAGGCTATGTTTGATATAATCTTGTTCACCGCTGCATAAGCGGTTTAGAAAAGTTTTCGAAACTGCTTGGTGCGTTAGACAACGTTCACCGCCGAGTAGGCGGTTTTTTATTGCTCTTAACTTAATGATCACATAATATTAACGTAAAACAGTTAATATAAAATAGGATTATTATATGTCTAGTAATGAAGAAGATTTGCTTGATGAGTGTTATTTTCCTAGTTCTATAGCAATAACAGAAGAAATTCCTAAGGGGATTAAGCTTGAAATAAAAAAAATTCAAGACAGGCAAAAATTAATGATTCGTCAAAAGTCTGCTTGCGATGTAAATCTTAATGAGCCTTGTGAAATTTTTAATAATGTAGAAGATAATTATATTGATAGATTGTGCATTCTGCTAATAAGGGCATTTAATTGTGATTGCCACATTATTATGTCCAAAATAAAACAAATCAACATACATGTTTTAGGTGAAATGATAGAAAAATCGTTTTATGAATTAAATGGATTGGGAGAGTTTAAACGAAACCTTTTTAGTGTATCTATTTCATTTGAGTATTTTAATTTGAAATTAGATGAATTAGTCTTGTACTACAACTATTTAAATCCAGACCATAAAATAGATCACCTGATCGATCTTTAAATTATATTAAATATGAGTATCGTATGAAAAGAATTTTACTAATTAGCTTGGTTAGCTTAGTTTTGTTTGGCTGTAAAGAAAAAAAAGTAACTGAGGAAATGCTTGTCGGAGATTGGAGATGTGATTTTGCGCAACAAATTGCTAAATGGAAAGATGGCGCTTTTCAGGATTATGGTGAGATTAAAAGAGATAAAG